TAGATCAATGCCTAAGTCTTTAGCTTTTTTCTCTGCCGCTAGCCTTTTTACGTTATCAATAGGGTCTGCACTAACGGCAGCAAAACCGGCTACAACATTTTCAAATATGTCTCTAGGTATTGATGCAAATTCATCAGATATAATATCATTAGCGCGTTGACCACGAATTTTTTGTCCGTCACCAAGAGGTAAACAAGTTACAGTACTGTCATTTACTCTCATAACGCATCTGTCAACATCTCGTCTAGGCCCACTAGCGTCGTTGCATATGTCCCTTAGTATAGGAGCGTTTCTCCAAATAGTTTCCATGTATTCAAACAGGACTTTAGATTGCCTAAATGCAGCACCAACAACGACAACTTTTCTGTTTGGTAGTAAGAGAGCTCTAAGCAAAGCGTATAGAGAAAGCATAAAGGACTTACCAAACCCACGACTTGCAATAAGCATGGGAAATTTTCTATTCCACATTTCACAAAGCATTAACGCCTGTGATGGAAGAATTTGTATATTAAGGATATGCTTGCAGAGAAATGAGAAGTATTCTGGCCTAAGCATTAAATAAGATAGTCGCAGATGGTAATCTCCATCCATTGATTTAAGCACAGACATCGGGTTAAAAACATTGTCACCTATGTCATCAAGGCCTAGCCAAGCTTCGTTTATGTTCTTTATTTCAGTACTCATTATTTGAGGCTAGTTATACTCCCGTATTTTCTATGTGTTATTACTGAATCTGCAAACCCATAATAAACAGCTTCGTGAGAGCTGAGATACCAATCCCCATCTTTCATTTTTCTAGATAAGAACTTAACAACCTTGTCGTCGTTTATGGTTTGGTACTTCTCCTGAAAGTACTTGCCTTTTTTACATTTTTCTTTGTATATGTCTATCATACTATCCAGTATTTTGGCTTCAAACTTTGCCCAGCTTTGTGTATCTAGATAGTTGCCTGAGCTACCGCTGCTTCCGTAGTGACACATAAAGTATGCATTGGGCATCATTATCCTAGCATCGGCTGCTTGCAAGATAATGCTACTCATTGATTCTGCTTGGCCGTAAACTAATATCGTTACGTGGGATCGGCACAACTTGATAGCATCGTATATAGCCATCCCATCGCCCCAGTTTCCACCAATGCTGTGCATATGAATAAGTATTGGTTCATTTTTTAAATAGTCCAAATATCGAATGTTTTTTATGAATGTTGTAGCCATGCGGTATTCAACTCCCGGATCATCATCGAAAGGCCCATGATGACCGTGGAGATAAATCTCACGCTGTTTTAGGTCTATGCTTTGACCATGTATTGATTCAATATTATCATTCATTATTATACATCTCATTTATTCTTTTGAATATACTACTAACCAAAAGAAAAGCGTTGTATTTGTTTCCCGCGAAAACTACATGTATGTTATCACGTATTTGAAATTCCATTAAACACTTTAACATGTACTTACCAGATATCCGCAACTTCTTTTTCTGTGACTCTGGTATCCTGCTGTTTTCTGGAAACTCAACTAAGTCCTCAAGCGAAAACTCTAACACTATAAAGCGATGAGGTATTTCTTTCATACGCTCTATTTCATTTAAAAATGCGTGCTTTTTCTGACCTAAATTCTGAGCCAGTTCCTCAGCGCATCCTTTACGTTCTATACATATTAAGTCTTCAAGACCTTCTATGCTGTAGTCTCCAGTGTCTAGCTTTCTTTCGACCATGCCTAAGCATGTGCCATACTCACTAAAATAATATCCTTCTTGTTCTCTAGTATCTTTTATGACTTTGAAGTTTTTATTTTTTGCCATTTTCTCTAACTATTTGATAAAACAATGTTTCGTAAACTTGCTCATGACCTGTAATATGCTCATGACAAGCGCGACATAAAGTTATGCCATTCTCAACATCGTATCTCAACATAGCGGCACTAGACCATTTTTTAATATGGTGCGCCTGAATTCGATACCTTGAACTACATCCCGGCATCTGACATTTAAATTTATCCCGTTTATATATCTTAGTTCTCCACTCTTTATAAACAGGATCTTGATAGTTTCTTTTCATTTCGTTGATACCTTAGTTACGACTATGTCTTTTTTAATTTCCTTACACAGTTCTCTTGTTTCCGCTGTGTCTTTTTGCTTTAGTATCATTTGCAATAGTCTATGAGTAGCCTTGAAGCACGCTTCATCCGGATCTTTAGCCTCTACAAATATAATAGGCTGTTCGCTATTATACTCATATATTCGATAATCTCTTATTTGAGGTATCACTATGCTAAGATCCATTTCTACTCTATAGTTCTTCATTCAGGTCATGCTCCATCATGATTGTAACCAATCCATTTAAATCGTTTTTCGCTGTCCATCCTAATTTGTTATTCGCTTTTGAACAATCGCCACGTAAATAGTCTACCTCTGCTGGTCTGTAAAATTTAGGGTCTACAACTACATAGTCGCTCCAATCGTCTATATTAATATATCCAAATGCTTCATCTAAAAACTGTCTGATCGTATATGTCTTTCCAGTACAGAGTACATAGTCGTCCGCCACACCTTGTTGAAGCATAAGATACATACCCTCTACATAATCGCCTGCATATCCCCAGTCTCGGAACGCATCTAAGTTACCCAATCGGAGTTTCGGAAATTTTATATTTTCACCCTCTGAAACTTTTGGATGTATGTGGATGTCGTCTTTAGAAAAAGTCATGGCGGGCTCATAGGTGCTTTCCCATTCTTTTTCGTTATTAGCAACATGCTTCTTCCATCTCACAAAATCGCCAATCCACTTAGTAATTTTTCGAGTCACAAAATTCTCTCCACGACGCTCTCCTTCGTGGTTAAATAGAATTCCGGCACTTGCATGTAAGCCATAGGCTTCTCGGAACAATCTTACAAGATAGTGTGCTGCGCATTTTGCTATAGCGTATGGTGATTGCGGCAAGAACTTAGTCTCTTCATTTTGGTATTTATTACCTTCCTCATCGACATCATATGAATCACCAAACATCTCACTTGATGAAGCTTGGTAGAACTTACAATCCATACCTAGATCCACAATGCTTTGTAAGATATTTAAACATCCTTTTCCAGTTATATCCCAAGTTAGTCCGGGTTGTTTAAAAGAGACTCCTACATGCGATTGAGCCGCTAGATTATAAACTTCGTTTACATCAGAGTTATTACGCAAGATATTTGTTACGCTACTCGCATCTGTAATGTCTCCGTGCACCAGACTGAAATTGGAGTTTTCTGAAAGATGCTTGATTCTTAGGGTAGTGTCCACACTGCAACGACGAGCTACCCCAACTACATCGTAATCTTTTGATAACAATAAGTCCGCAAGGTGACTTCCATCCTGTCCGGTTACTCCGAAAATAATCGCTTTCATTTATATTAATCCTTAACTGTATCTGGTGTTAGAAACGGTTGATCCACTTGACCATCCTCGTATTGATGAAAATTACTGAGTCTACCCTTCTCTTTTTCCATAGCTAATCGCATCTTCTCCATCTCCAACCCATACTGTTGGGTCAAAGTTGGATTTTGCATGAGATGAGTAACCCAGCCGACAAAACTCTGTTTTGAATCTTCCAGACGTTTAATCCTCTGCTCTCTCGTCCCCTTCATTTCCTTGAGCATTGCGCTCTTCTTGGTTTGTAAATCACGGTAGTCTCTATTTAGTGATTCCTGTGCGGCGCGCAGAGAGGCGATCTGACGCTCTAGGTTCAGTATGTAGTCTCTATCCTGCTGGTCGGGGTCTGTGGCCCTCTCCGTGCGCACCAGCTCCTCAAACGCCGTAATTTGATCTATATTCGATTTGTTCTGCTTGAGGCCCCGATTCATTAGGAGCTCAAGTTTAATTACATCCACAACTTGTAACTCTTCGGTTGGAAACACATCATCTTTAAACTGACTGATAATTCGCCCCCAGTGATACTTAAACAATTCAAGTTCATCTTGTGAAAACTGTTGTCTCAGCTCTATCCAATATGGTCTGTCCTCAAGATCATAAGCTGCCTGCTCAAATTCTGACAACCCGATCTTTAAATTCTTTTTAATAAAGTTCTCAATGGTTGTAGGGTCTCGTTCCAGATTTGCTGCTATTTCTTCTACTGAGATATTTTTAGCATTATCTGTAATATAACGGGCCTCATCGTTAGATAGTCTACCCCTCTTCATAACCCTGTTCCTCTAATATATATTGTATAATAAAAAGTACTTCCTCTTTACGTTTTTTAGGTACATATACGTCATTGATTATCTTTAGGTAATCTGCTCTATATTCTGCTGGTAGTTTAATATCTAATACCTTGGACATTTGTCTACAGTCAAGATCTTCTATATATTCCTCGTGTGTGTCAAGTAAGTATTCTTCGTTAGTAAGTTGGCCGGGCATTACGACCTTTGCTTTTTGTTCTTCGTCTTTGGTAAAGTGATTATCTCTAACAAAGTTCTTGAGTCGATTAGATAAATGTACGGATAGGAAGTTTTCTAGGGGGCGAGTAGCATCATAACGTGGAAGAGCTTCCATACAGATAATAAATGCTTCTTGTCTGAGATCGTCTTTTTCGTATCCATAGAATGTGTACTTAGGGGCGATTCTACCAACAACTATCTCTATTTGGTCAATAACCTGCTGCTCTGTCATATTCGAGGGTACGTGCATTAATCTTCATCCTCAAATTTAATAGTTCTCCATCTGTTTCCATCAAATAGTTGTAATTTACCTAACTCTGTATTATAAAATAACGTTCCGATTAAAGAAGGGGGCATGTTAGAGTTATCATAAGCGTCGGGCTTCAATAGAATGTACGGGCTAGACAGAAAAGAGTTCTTTCTAGATAAATCAAGCCTTCTTGTCTTGAGAGTTAGCTGTTTTTGTGTTTTCTCTATGGATTCCTTAACAACATCGTTAAGTTC